GACAAGTGTAACCGTGATTTATATTGTATCGCTCGGTCACAGGCGAACCACCGTGTTGAACGCAATAATGAGGATGAGGGCTCTCAGAATTTTGAACCGCAATATCTGTTCCTAGACGATGCCACCAGCCCTTGCCGATATAAACATATGTGTTGCCATTATGCCCACCACAATAGAAATGAAGTCCACAAATACAAGTTGTCCTCCATCTATAATGAAGATTTCCAAGAGGACACTTTATGAGTAGCCACGGTAGCCATTTTTGACAGAATTTATGAAACCCAGTTGATCTAGCACTCGTCATTATCATCTCCTGATAACTTCTGCAACCATTCACCGTCTTTGAGCGGCTCTTCGCGTGGTACGCTCCCGGTCAATTTGAAAGCTTCTATCCATTTGGGAACGCAATCATATAGAGTTTCCCACTCGGCTGGGCCTGGGCACACATGAAAAGCCCACTCAATTTCGCAGGCTTCTTCTAAACATCCGTTCTGCTGGCATGTCTTTAAGAAAGACTCTATGAATTCTGGGTAGACCTCATCATAGCCCCACATGTCAATGCCTGACTTCTTATTTTCGCACCACACATTGGCAATTATTGGCCCCGCTTCAAGAGCCGGTTTGCCATACACGTAATCTTCTGCGTACAGCCATTCGTTGGTAAATCGTTTCATGGTTTTAATATAGTAAAAGAAATAGCCCTTTTCGCCGCAGGCGAAAAGGGCTCTTATCAACAAAAAACCCCGCTACCGAGGTAGCGGGGTCTTTTTGTACCTTTTATGTTAAGGCTTCACATAAAACCCACATTATATCACAAAATTGGCAATACTTAGGCGGGCGTAAAACTTCGCTCCCTCCCTAAGCAACTTCTTGCCGTACCTTGTGAGTATACCCTTACGAGGACAAAAACTATCAGGATCAAGGACGACCGGAGTCTGTGTCAGCGGAACGTATGGACAGTAGAAATATCCGCTATCCATATAGCTGTCACCCTTGTAGCCCATCAAGATTTGACCCGTTGGGAACAGAGGATCTTTGTAAAGTCGCCATCTGTTATTCACAGTACCGACATACTGGATGCCGAGGCTGCTTGTGAAAGTCTCAGACGGAGCGGGTGCAAAACCGGCAGTTGCGGTCTCGAAGATCGAGGCAACTTCGGGGCTCGTTACGAGCCAGTTGCATCCACCGCGAAGAGTCTTACGGTGAACAACGTTGGTAACTTCAACGACCTTGACATAGAGGCTTTCATACTTTTCCTTGATTGTGTCACCAAGGGCGGTATTAAAGTCCCAAGAAGCAACCGTACCAGCGTTGTTACGAAGGTCGGTCAAAACTTCACGGTCGATTTCCAAGTTGATTTCTTGAGCCAAGACGGCGGTCAATTCGGCCTCGGCATCAAGGTTGTGCTGTGAACGAAGGTCCTGTTGGGCCTCGTAGCTCCAGACAGCCTTGAGCTTTCTTGTCTTAGCAGCGATTTCTTCACTTTCAACAACCAGATTGATTTCTGGGAGATCTTGGTTACATTCCATGTTGTACTCATACGACATGATGCAGTAGTTCTCACCAGGGGCACCGTTCCAGGTCAAGGTCATCTCGCCGGTCGTCAGATCGATTGTTCCGGCTGTGACTTTGGGAGCCGGGGCACCAATGTCTGTGAATGTGAAGTTTGAATTTTCGTCTACGACGAAAGTCTGGACAGCTACACCACCATCATAGATCGTACCAGTGATTGTTCCAGCCAAAACTGGAGTGTGTTCCAGTGGACTGTAAACGCTGAGAACGTCGGCACCATCATCCGTAGATGTGGTTTCGTTCTCGACCAGTTGGTGCGAGTAGTAGATGGAGAGGTTAGCGTCACCAGATGCCAACTGTTGGAGGGAATTAACATCGTCGGTTGGGAAACCAGCGTTGTTATCAGCACCTCTAACATCACCTTTGTTAGTCGAATAACGGAATCGCAGGTAGTAAACTAAGCCGGTCGGGCCAAGCAATGGCTGAACCGAAACGACCTTGTTTGCAATAAGCTGCGGGTAAATGCGTCTAACCAAAGGAATAGAAATTCTCTTGAACTGAGCGATGTCGCCCGTGTCCGTAGAAACCTCATTCATGAGGCGTTGGTTTTCAAGAAGAACAGCGGTGCAGGAACGGGTATATTTATCTTCAATGCCGCCCAGCAAGCCTGTCTCAGTCCAACGATTTTCTAGCACGGCGGCTTCGTTCAGAAACTTTGCATTTGCTGATTGCATAATCTTCTCCTAAAGGATTATTGTTACTTTTCTACTTTGGCCCCTGCCAGAACTCGCATTTGTTCCAGGTATTCGGGATCAAAGTTTTCTACCAATGACTTATCACCTTCCTCTTTCGGTTGATCCGCAGGTTCTTCTGTGGACTCAACAACGATTTCGGTATCGGTAACAGCCCGTCCTCTCCCCGTTGCTTTCTTTGCCTTTTCTTCTCTTTCTTTTCTGTCGTCGGCAGACTCAGTGATGAGCGTGTGTGCTTCACGCACGCTTTCATTGAGTTTTCCGTTTTCGGTGTTAAGCCTAATATTCCTGGCTTCTAGGATTTTGATCTGAGATCTTAGGTCTTCGATCATACTGTGAGCTTCATCCAACTTGGTGCTACAAACACCGTTGTAATCTTCCTCGGAGAGGTAGTCAGAAACATTCTGGACGACCTTATCCAAAGTAACCTTGTGGTCTACAAGACGCGGGTCGTTGAGGACATCGCGACGAACACTCTCAGCGATTTGGGGACCCTTGAACTCTAGGAACTGATGAATCTTGTCGATGAAGTATTCACGCATCTCTTGGAGCTTGCCATTAAATTCTTCGTACATTTCGACTTCGACGTTATCGTTCTTAGACTTCTCGTTTTGCAACATTTGATAAGCTTCTTCATAACCTTCGTGCATCGCTGCCTCGAATTCGACCTTTTGTGTGTCGAGTCGGTTACGGAGATCGCTAATAATTGCATAAGCTTCCTGGTATCCCTGCTCGCCGGTTTGTTCAGCAGTTTTAAGTTCTTCGGAAAATTCAAGATAAGCTTCCTCCAGTTTTTGGCTGTATTCAGCTTCCAAAGCTTTCTTTGCAACTTCCAATTCACTCTGGACGGCCTCAGCAACTTCCGAAACTTGCTCCTCGGGAAGTAGTTTGCTCAGTGCTTCAACGATTTTTTCCATTTTTATAACCTCGCTTTAATATCTTTGGCCTGTTTTTGAACTATGCCACCAAAACAAGCAAGTACCAGTTCTTTGTTGTATGTATATAAGCCGCTGGCCTCATTTTTAACAACTTGGTGGTCCTCGGGTGACACTGGGATGACGCTTTCACGTCGTTTACCAACATATCGTTCTTGGAAAGCTGCGTTGGTACTCGGGTCAGCAACGGCATCGAACGTAATTAACTTATACGACTCGCCAATCACTAGAACTCCGTTCTCGTTCACCTTTCCATTTCCTACTCCACGGCTAGAAATTCCGACTCGGACTCCATCATTTAATAGAGCCCGAAGAATGTGTCCAGCCGGTGTAGTAAGAATGACGCCTTCACCCATCAAAGTCTTGCCATCCCACCACAAACGTGTGACTTTATGGCTAGCCTTTTCAAAGTGAATAATAGAATCTTGTGGGTGATCTAGCTCTCCCACAAGTCCACCGTTGTCGATGGACTCTTGAAGTTTTAATACATTCGCATTTAAAACTTCATACGGATACATGCGCTTATTCTTGTTAATGGCTTCTGCTTCCTGAAACTTGCCTTTAAATTTCAGGACGCTTCCGGTAGAACCAGCAGCTTCATGCAATTCCATTTCATTAAGAACAGCACCGACCGCTCCCCCAAGAATTAGTCGATCTTCATAAATCGTTCCGGGAGTCATGTCATGCTCTATAAGCAACTCCATCTTTCCTCCCTTTGATTACTGGTCTACGACTAAATCTGGCTCGTTACCGTGATTCATCTTGTACGTATAAGGAGTCACGGCTTGTGGAACGTAAGGGTTCTGCAATGCGGGCCATGTATCACCAGATCCCCAATGGGCTAGCTGGCCGCTATCGGCATCAACATGCTTTTCACCCTTGATTTTGTAGTCACCAAATGGTGTTGGAACATACGGGTTTTGCAAACTTGGGAAGACATCTGAGCCACCAAGATTTCCATATGCTCTGTTCCTCATCAGATCGGCTTCTCCACCCCTGTAGCTGGCTCCATCACTAACCGGTGCCGGATCTCCCCAGTCTCCTGAGAAGTCGCGTGCAGGCGTGTATGGATGGCGGGCCTTTTCGCCCATTGCTGGATGGTCACCGCTGACGGTGATGTGAGGCGTGTTGCTCACACTCCAATCCTTTGTGTTCAGATTGGTCTCAACGAGATCGTAAAGCCACTCGGCAGCAGACTCGGCTACTTCCAAAGAAGGCTCAACTTCTAGTTGAAGAATCGGAAGAAGTTCATTCAGATGACTTGCAGATTCGGCGCGAACAGCGTGATTGTTTTCTTCGTTGGCAATCTTGTGAACGTGTCGCATGGCCTCGTAGAGATCCACGAAAACCTGCATTTCAAGCTGAGAAGCCTCATCCAATGATGGGTAGAATGTATCAACAACATTCTTGAATTCCGCGTAAGCGTCCTCGCTCGACTCACCAACTGTCGCACCAGCCAACCGGAGAATCTTGGAGACCCGATCCACATTTGTGCTGTGAGCCATGCGAAGAATGCCTTCGGCCATGAATTCGCAAGTCTGATCGTCGTAATTGCTTGCATTGACGGTTTCCAATGCGGTCTTGATCGACTCGGCTAGTTCGTCCTGTGTCAGATAGATGACGTGCGGCCACTTGCTGACAATGTTCTCAAGTGTTTCTTCCAATGCACTGTTGTCAGATAAAGCGTTGTGTCGCTTCAATTCTGCGACTGCTTGTGCAAAATCTGTGTCCTCGGAGAGTGTCTTTGCATTGCATCTCTTGCAAACAACGTCTGTGTTAAGCGTCTTCCAATCAAAGGAAAGCAGCTTCATTTCGTTGCGAACATCCATTGTCGGAACGTGCATCGCAACTGCGTTGCCCTTTTCGTCATGTTTAACGCGAGACTCATTAAGAATGGGTCCGTATTCTCTGTACTTTAGATACTCGAACACGTTATGGCACAAACCGCCCCATTCGTTGATGACGCGTTGCATGGTAGCTCGCTTGCAGGACTCAAGTGCAATTTTCTTCTTCTTCTTCTTTTTCTTACCTTTCCACTCCTCGGGCAGCGGAAGGGCACGTTCTTTCTTCTTCTCGGTAAAGACCCGGTGGGTTTTCGGGAGACTCAAGTACTCACTAAACAGTTGGTTGGCTCGTTCCTCTTTGTCTTCCAACAGAGCGTCAAGCATTTCCCCGATGATCTCGCGTTGCTTTTTAACCTCTGTCTCTTCGTTGATAACGAGTTCCTCGACATTATCCAATTGAATGTAACCGTTGTTCATTTTGTAATTAGCATGGATGAAACTACCGTCACATGTCTCATAAAGAACGTCTTGCGGGCCATAACAACGCAGATTTAGACAATCAAGTTGTAATGCTCGGGCAATAACCGGGGCCGCTTCTAGAAGTTCTTTTTGGGCTGTCGATAGTGAGTCTTTTTCGATTCTCTCAAAAACGTCGTAGTTGATGAGTTTTCTCTTCATGATCGCTTTACTCCTGTTCGACTAGGCTATAACACCCCTTATCGGTGTATCTGATTATTCACGTCAATTTGTGCCGCAGAAACCTACATAGAGGCAAAGCGTCACTATATTTATAGTATGCCGCAGGTGTCAAAAACGGGAGGTTTAATAATGAAAACATTTAGACATTACGTTGGTCTTCGTGAGGCGGGAGAGATAGAAGATCCCAATAAAGGAGATGATAGCCTCATAAAAATAATTAGATTGGCATGGGAACGATACCGACCAGAAACCAAACATTTCATAGGACAGTTGAGTAATAAAGATCCCGACATTAAAGAATTAGAAGGCAAACTCGATACGTCACCTGAATTTACTGATCCCGATATAGAAGGAGATCGGGGAGGTCGAGGAGACGGCACAGATGATGTTGTAATGCCCCCTAGTGCAGACACAAGTCCGGGATTATCCGAAGAATAATCAGACTTAATTCCCCTATGAAAAAAACCTTTTCGCCGCAGGCGAAAAGGTTTTTTTTTTGTTAGGTATTAAGATCTATTTTATCCTTTACCCTTGGGATTTTTACCCTTTTTAAGATTGGCTTTTTGAATATCGCCCTTCTTAAATCGCATAGCCAAGTTGTATTGTGGGCTTCCTACGGGGCAATCAGGATTCGGGGCAGGTGTACACCTTCCAGGTCGTTTTACTGCTCCCGCGATCCACTTCTTCTTCTTTTTCTTCTTGCCTTCTTCAAGGATTTCAGGATGATGATCCGACAACCATTCGGTAAATTTCATGTGATCCTCCTGGATAAGTTATGTATGCTACCCGATCTATTCCTCGCTGTAGTCTACATCTTCTTTGTCTTGATCTTGATCGTAACTATGAATTTCCAAATCGAATCTCTTAATATCCTCTGGTGATGGTTCGGGTAGAGTAGCTGCTTGAGCGGCTGGAGCCCCTGGGGCTCCGGGTTCGGTTGCGGCTTGAGTTCCTCCTTCTGGCGGAACTTCTGCTAGCGTATCTTGCATCATTGGCGGCATTCCGCCTCCAGGTGGCGGTGCCCCAGGTGGCGGCATTCCACCTTCTGGTCCTAGCATGGGACTTGGACCTCCCGGCATGGCTCCTATTTCTTGCTCGCCCGTTGGTGCCCCTGGTACTCCAACACCCATCAGTACTGGGTTTTGACCAATTATCTGCATTTTCAGTTCTTGCAGTTTTTGGATTGTATTGCGAGAAATGATTTCTTCGGTATCGTCTTCGGACAAGTTCATGTACCTAGTAAGAAGATCATAATCGGCCATTATCATTGACCCTTTCAAACTGGTCACAAAATTGAGTCGGGCCTGCAAAATCTCTTGTCGGCTCAATTCTCTCCAATCAGAAGGAGGAGTCATTTTAAGCTCTAGATCCTCATAGGTTTCCTCTGGGAAGCCACGAAGTTCTAGATGCCTCTCACAGATTTCGACAATCCCATCGGCAAGGTGAGCCTGGATTCTTTCGATCATGCGAGCAAATCGCACATCTTGAGCAGATAGCGAGATCCGCGTCTGTTGAGGATCGCTATTGTTGAAGTAGTTTTGCGGAAAGTTCAATGCCGTGAACAACTTGTTTCGGAAGTATAGGGCATCGTCAATCTCACCTAAGTTCTGTGCCCCTGGCAGGGTATCGATTCTTGTATTAGAATTCTGACGAATCGGTAGCCAGTAATCCTCGTCTGCTGCTGGAGCGTGCCATCTTTCTTCTACGACATTGGCACCTTCACCTCCACCTCTTTGTCTCGCGACCTTCTTTTTGCGGAATTGATCCTTCATTTTTTCAATGAAGGCTTCTGCTTTGAATGGCGGCAATTTACCAACATCTATATAGAAAACCCTTCTTTCTGGGGCTCTAGTTAGCCTGTAAACCACCATCGCATCTTCCATCAATCTAAGTTGATGGGCTGGGCCTCTAGCGGGCTCAATGAGTGATTGTCCATAGGGATAAAATGTCTTTCGATCATCACCCAATCGGAAGTGGACAATTTGATGTGGAGCGAAACGAATCGCAGTCGATTGTTGTAAATCGGCCTCAGTTGCTTTCGTTACTTCCGCTCTGGTTAGAGCCTGATAATCTGGGCCATCTTTGCCCTGTTGGAATTCCACCAGACGGCATTTGGTGGTTTCGATCCTATACATGCTGTCAGGCGGTAGTTCCTGCAATTTCAAGATACCGTCTTTCGGATTGTGAGGATTGATAATGGCTTCATAAAATCCGTCGCCAAATATACTAAGTCGTTTAGTCATATTCCAGCCGCGACGGTCGAGATTCAGCATTCTGCGACTGAACAATAGCCATTCTAACTCTTTCTTAACTTCGGCATTCTTAGCTTTGATCTCAAGGATATGCCCGTTATCTCCAATCTGACAGTTATGGACGACTGTATTATCTGTGCAAAAGTTTTCGTGGTCTTTGACAGAAAGATCGTAAACATTCACTTCGTTGTGGCTTTCAACTCGTACTACTCGTTTGAATTCGCTCTTTTCGCGAAGCGAACGGTATTCTTGGAGGGTGAAGCCTGCTTCCTCGATCCATTTCTTGCATCGGGGCCACCTATTACCGCTCCCGAAGATCTTTTCGACTTCGGTCGTTGAATAGCCTCTTTGAAGTGCTTTGGCTATCTCATTTATTCGTCTCTGTCTGTCAGTTACTTCGCCGGTTCTCCATTCATCAATGAATTGCCGTTCACCTTTCCATCCATCCTTGAAGGTGAAGATCCGGGGGAAGACGTTTCGAGAGAGCTTGTTGATGAGTCTGTTTGCATCTAGCTTGTAAAACGGCATCATTTTGTCGCCGTTACTGATATCCCCCGCCTCTATCCACTCACCATTGCGTCGAAGAACACGATGATCTGGAGTCGCTACGAGTTGAGTGCCGTCATGGAATGTGATTCGGACGGTTTTGGCCCGTTTAACAAATCTTGGCTCGTAGGCCCAACCAAGTGAGTAGTCTCCTTTCTCGAAATCCCAACAATAAACGAGAAATGGTTTTTGTTCTGTTTCCCACCGTTTTGCTAGCTTGCGAATGGGTATGTATCCATCCCAAACCGTTGCCACCATAGTATTTCCAGCGACACAGGCTTCTTCTGCGATGACAGTCATTGCCATTTCGATTTCAGCTACGTTGCGGAGTCTTTCGTATTCCTTGTATCGCGACAGACGGTTGGTTACGGTAGATAAATCAACAAAATCGTTACTGTCGTGCAGACGCACAAAACCACGCGGGCCACCGCCCCAAGCCTCTCCTCGCAGATCAGGAATAGCTTCTGGTACACCAACACCAGCACCAGTTAGCAAGCGTTCCAGATCTCTTTTCTTCTGGAGAGGGCCTTTTTCGAAGTTGTACGTCCAGACCTTGTAAAAATCCCACCAGGGCATATTTTCACCTCTTCTATCTAGTTGCCGTATTTATCTACCAATGTCACTCTAATTTATTATGATGAAGAAGGTTGTTTTTATCGTAAGTCACTATGGTTCTGGATCTGGGGATTTGATTCATTTATTGAATCAAAATCCGCGAATTCACATCCAAAATAAAGGATCAACATATCACCATCCTGATGACTTGAACTGGCTATTCGAAGTCAAGCATGAGGTCCAAAATGCCGCCGCAATATACGGTGACCATCTCGTTCTTAATGGAAACCTATCTTGCAGAGCCATTTTCGAATCCTGTCAATTCATCTATGTAATTCGGCCAGCCGAATCGGCACTAAATGCCATGTTGGCCTCCAATGTCGATTACCCTCCCAAAAATCTGGTAGAGTACTACTGTTTTCGGCTGAGGCGGATCTGCGAAATGGCCAAACGGACCCCAGGAGCATTGCTCCTTACATGGTCGGATTTAACCAGTGCCGCAGGGTTGCCTCTCATAGAAGAGTATTTGGAACTCAAGAAGCCGTTGGAGCCATCGATGTTACATTTCGTCCAAAAGGAGGACGATCAGGCAGATGCCGAATTCATAAGTCGGGGCCAGGAGGCATATGAGAGATATCTGTATTATTTGAAACAGCTAGATCTTAAGTCTAATCTGTGAGAAGGTCGTCGGATTGCTGATCCTTTCTTCTAATTTGGGCTATCTTAGCCTCTTCCTGCTGAATAAGATCATCGATCTTAGACAGGACATCCTCGCTCTGTTTCGGTGTCAATGGAGGGGCTGTTATTCGATTTGCCTCCAAATCAAGATCCCATTTCTCGCGAGGAGTTAATTTCTCTTGATATCTCTTGGTTCGTTTCTTCTCAACCCTGTCTATTTCACTTATTGCCCGCAACATGTAGTGCCTCACATCGCGAAGAACGAAATCTTGAGGCAAATCTCGCAGAGCTTGCTCTATGAGCTTTTTTGATTTTTCTGTGCTAGCCATTTCTACCATCCGAATTCCTTTAATAACTTGTCATGTCTTCTACGTATATTGAAAGTAACCGGAGGCAAAAGATCATCAGATTCCGGCATCAAAACCGGATCGGTTGATTCTTCATTAAGCCAATCCTTCTTACTTCCCTCCATAATTTCCTGACGGATCTCCCGATACATTTCAGTTTTAAAGATTTTGGTCATTTCCTCTGGAACATCTGCACCTACGGGAATCCCCCGCATTTCTTCGTCACGAACGAATAGGGCAATACACATAGCCATAATTGCATCATCGTGCTTTTTCTTGATGGCTTCTGCCCTTTTCTTCTGCGGATTGTAAATGAAGGTCTTAAGTTCATGTACAAATCTTTTGCTGTTAATGCGAAGAGTATTGTTTTGCAATCGTTGTTGTAGACATTCCAAGAAAAGCGACCTGTTTGCTACTCCCACCTTTACACCAGGGGCATTGACCACCCTCTTTTTAGTCTCATAGTACAGATTTTCATAAGCCAAATCGTTTTGCAACATGCCCAGAACCGCACCACCGACAGACATGTTTTCTACAACCACCAAGGCGGTATTGTAGTAGCCCGCAATTTGATAGATGATCTGAGAGAAGATGTGCGGTGGAATCGTGTTGCTGTAAAACTCAGCAACTTGCTCTAGGGTCGAAACATCCAAAACCTCAAAACAAGAGTTGTCTCCATCCTCACCCACTCCTTCGGCACAGTCCACACCTATGATATATTCTTGACCATCCTGTGGTTCCTTCCATAGCCATAATGCTCCTTCTTCCCAATTAGCAGGAACATTCCGATTGCCCCATCTCTCGAAAGTTATTCTCGGCTTCAATTCAGAATTCGCGGTAATGCGATTCAACTGCCCGATGATATGAGACGAAATATAAGTCTCACCAGAACCAAGGAAGTCACGAAGAATCTCCTGTTGCCACTTTTTCTCGCCCAGGTTTAATCTGGTGATTTTCACCCAATCTGGATTGGCATATACAGGATGCTCCCAGTAATCAATGTCAATGACATTGAAGAAGTTTTCGCGAGCTTGTGCGGCATGATAGGTTTCCTCATACCAGTTTCCAAGCCCGTTCACCGTAGAGACGACATTGATACACCCTCCAGTGGCAACAACAGGATACATAGCCTTCCAGTGGTCATGCATACCGGGGATAAACGCGGCTTCGTCAATAATGATAAGGCTGGCAGATTTACCACGGGCGGCTTCTGGGGTATAGAAACAAATCTTAGATCCTACGTCATTGAATTGTTTTTCGTGTTTGTTAATTTCAGCTTTGTTTTCGTTGAAAATCCAATGTGGGAAATTATCCATAGCCTTCTTGGCTATATCACCAGCAGCCAATGCTTCACGATCCGTCTTTGACAGAACGTAGATCTGCTGATCGTTTTTGTACATTGCCATCCACAAACCATAGAGAACAGCAACGGTCGTCAGGCCACCCTGCCGGAACTTGCTGACCATGTTGTACTTGTGCTGCTTATAGCAATCGACCACCATTCTTTGGTATTTGTAGAGAACGAACGGAATCGTCCCATGAACAGGGTGCAGAATCTTGACATATCTGTGGCAGAAATAGAAGAAACTCTGTGCGATTTTAACGATCTCTTCTAACTGCTTATCTACGGAAAAGTTGTTCTGGTCATCTGTTTTTTCTCCTATCGGAATATCCATCTCGAATGGGTCGAATTTGTAGAAATTCGAATAGATTTTCTTCCAATCTGGATGCTTGGTCAATTCACGAACAGAATCGAACTGAACGTAGAAATCTTCAAACTTAACCTTTGGGTAGACCAAATCTTTTGGCCTTGTGGGAAGGCGATGAATATTATCCAT